ATTTGTAATAACGCTACTAGAACTTATTATGTCTATTATAGGCTGTAGCCAAACATAGTAGTTTGTGCTGTCTACTTTCTTTTGTATTACTCTAAATCTGCCGCCGTCACCTGTTGTTATGAGGTCATCTATATTGTATTTGGCGTGTTCGGTTGCACTACCAACTTCTATTCTATGTGTATTAGTGCCTGTTACAGCAGTATAAACTTGTGTATCACTATCGTATTGTTTTAAGTTTCTTATAAGCCCGACTTGTCTAAAATCGTTGCCTATGAATAAATCTGTATTAGTATTGTCATCAAAATTTACGACAATACTTATATTGTTTGCATATAACTCATTTATAGGATGAGCTCCATGCCCATCGTAAGGAGAAATAACAGCTCTTGCTGTAGCTCTGGTATCTACATCTGCATTTTCATTGCCTGCTAAATCAGTAAAGGTAATCTCAGCAAATGTGTATCCTGACCCAGAATTAGTTACATCAACAGCAGTAATTTGCCCATCAGAATTAACTGTGGCGGCCGCTTCAGCCCCTGTACCGTCTCCCGTAATAATTACTCTAGTTCCGTTAGCCGTATAACTAGTACCCAATCCAATAATATCAATTTTATCTATAGTACCTTGAGTAGAGGTTGATTCAACAGCAGACTGTAGAGGAGGTAAAGCATCAGTATCACCGACGTTTACTACAACAGTTGCTCCTGATCCACCCCCGCCTGAAATAGTTGCAAGAGCAAAAGAGTAACCTGCTCCTGCATCTGTAATTGTAATAGCACTAACAGCGCCAGCAGAAACTGTAGCTGTTGCTGTAGCTCCACCACCGTCACCTACAATAGTAACAGTAGGTGTACTAGTATATCCTGAACCACCGTCTGTTATAGTGATAGAATCTACTTCACCATTAACATCCCCGTAAGGAGTAGTTGTAAGTTTTCTTACAGGTATATAGTTTGTATCTAAAAATTTAGTTTGATCTGATGAAGATATTTGAAACATAAACTTCCATTTATAACCATCAGACAAGATAGCTACAGAGGTAGCTGTAGACGTTGGTTTTATTGAACTTTGTGCGCCATTATTATTGTCTAAACATTTATAGACTTTATATTCATCTGTCATTACATAAAAGTTGGCATCTTTTAATGAAGTTGCTCCTGAAGTAGCTTGGTAATAAGTAGTCTCACCTGCAGAACCAAAAACATCTATGTAAGGTCTACCGTATTCGTGGTCATAAGCGTCATACACTTGACCATTTTCCCAATCTATTCGTCTTGCAACGTGACATATATCAGCAGCATCTGCTTTTTGTGCGACAATGATATTTTTTCTATAATCATTTAGATCACAATCGTTGTCTATAGGAGCAGGAGGCGATTGTTCGTCACTCCAAGCAGTAGTTCTACCTAAAGTAATATAAAAATAATCATGTGGGGCGCCGGTAACTACCGGTTCAACAAGATCCCGTTTAAAGGATCTTGCTAAACCGATTCGGCCCAATATAGATAGAGCTATAGCCACTATATTTACCTATTAAGAAATAGTTACAGTCCAGGTTACAGTCATGCTGTCAGAAGCACCTTTGTTGATTACTGAGAAAACAGTACGACAAAGCATTGTGCCTGCTGAAGAAGCATTAAAAATACCTGCTTCTGTAAGTGCGCCAGTACCAGTACCAGCTGCGAAAGTACAAACATACGCAACAGCGTTGTCAGTAACAGTGGTAGAAGTAAGAGCTGTACGAGATGAGCTTACTGCTGCACCAAGAGCAGTGTCACCAGAAGCGGCTGCTGTGTTATCAGTGCCTACTTCCATGTGTGACATTGCAGTAGCAGTTGCGTCTTTCATACGTGAAGCAATGAAGTCAAGGCCAGTGTCAACAACCAAGTTGTTTACAGTGAAGTCCTCTTTAACATTACCAAACTCATCCTTAAGTACGACATTTACTTTACCTGTCGCTTTCATAGTTTCTTTGTTAAACATTTTCGTTCTCCAAAATTGTTATAGTGTGTAATTAGTACCAACATAATCTTCAGCGAAGTATGTTGGATCCGAATAATTTTGTACGTTTGCAGTAGCACTTTCTGTTGCTAGTGCGCCACTGTCTGTAATGTTCTTACCGAAATCTTTTGCGTCTGCCTCTGCAGCGCCTGCTGAATCTGTATTAGCATTACTTGTATTTATAACCGGTACATCAGTTGAGGTCAGTGTTTCAGCATTATTTAAATCATAACTTATAATAAGTTGCTGTGTAGCTGTTGCACTGTCAGCCAGTACCTGTTCAATACTTACTTCTGTAATTACACTGTCTGAAGTTGTTACACTATCAGCCAATGTCTTACCGACACTTACTTGGTTTTCGTCCGCTATTGAAGCTCTATCGTCAGTTGTCGCTGTATCTGCAATCGCTCTAGTAAGTGTCCAACTAGTTCCGTTGTCAGTTGTTGTAGCTGTATCTGACGGATTCTTACCTACTGTCAGTGTGCTAGATTCTGTGGCTGTTGCCGAATCCGCCAAGCTGACCGGTATGAATATTTGTGCGTTAAATGATTCTGTAGCTGAAACACTATCACTGAAAGAAGTTATGTAACTTATTGCATGACTTTCAGTTGCCGAAGCAGAATCATTCAGTCGCTTACCTATTAAGACTTCATTTTCATCTTCTATTGAAGCCTTATCATCAGGAGTTGCTATGTCAGCAAGAACCTGTGAAATATTAAAATTATTTATTACCTCTGTAACAGACACAGAATCAGATGGATTTGGTTGTATGTTTAGTACCGGTGTATCTGATACTGACTGTGCTTCAGTAAATGGTAAACTCGTTCCTATTTCTACTGTCTCTGCTACTGTGGCTGTATCTGTAAATGATGCTGTCCACGTTACAACAGGAACAAAAGTTTCTGACGCTGTTACTGTATCTGAAAAATCTATTATTTTTTCCATAACATAACCAAACAATTCAGTAGCAGTAACAGTATCTGATGGGTTTACGCCCCAGTCATATAAGTATGCAAATGATTCAGTAACAGAGACAACATCCTGTAAATACTTTTGATAACTTATCTGAAGGCCGCCATCTCTTACATAGAAATCATTATCCAAGTAATCGCCGGCATCATTAGCAAAGTAATTTTGTTCTCCTGCGTCATCTGAGATTGTTGTATCTGTCAACGCTTTATTGACAGTAAAGGGGCCTATTTCTTCGCTTGTTGTTGTCGCATCTTCTGTATTTTTGCCGAAATGTATTACAAAACCACCTTCTCCCAGATAAGAATCAGCATCAACCATGTAATCTTCAGCAAAGTAATCCTGTGAACCTGAGTCATCAATAGTTGCACTATCAGCCAAAGGTTTTTCTACTAGTTTAGCAACAAGTTCGCTTGTAGTTGCAGTGTCCTCTTTGACCATGAAATATTCAATAGCAATTGCATCAGATGTATCACCGCCTTCGCCTGCGAATATATCTTCCTCGAAGAATCGAATATGATAACCAGGTGCAGTTACAGTAATATCAGAGAAAACTACTTCATTTGTGATTGTTAGATCACCAAATACTTCCCATCCAGCAGGATGAATTGTTCCTTTAATAATATCATTCCAATCGCTCTGAGGAGTAGAAGATTTGACAATATAAGAATAACTTTGATATTTACGATTATCCTGTAGTCGGTTAACATCAGAGAGTTTGCCTCTGTCATCTACATATTGGCCTGTATATGTAAATAGATAACCAGTGGTTAGTGTAACAGTTGATGTTTCACCTGTAGCAGATGTAAGTACAAGATCTACTGATCCTTTATTGAAACCATACCCAGGTGTAATGATTCTCCATGTTGAAGGAGCGTTAGAACTTGATACAGTTATTATTTTACCATAAGAATCATTGGTGCCGCCAATAATAACATAATCCTCAGCAAAGTAATCTAGTGCGTACCCTATAGCATCATCACCAGATTCATTTATAGAAAAGACTTGTCCTGCTGAGAATCCTGCGTCAGCGCCTGAGTATGTTCCTGCTGATATGCTTGTTAAAGTTCTTCCTAAATATGCTTTTACATTAGAGCTTGAGGGCAACTCATCTCTTAGTACAATAAAGGTTCTTCTACTGTCAGTGTTTAAGGATAAAGTAGTAGTAGACGAGTAATATCCAGAACCTTTATTGTCTATGTCAAAATCAGTAATTACACTGTTTGCTACTTCTGCTCTAATCTCAGCGCCAGTTCCACCAGAAGGATCTATGATACTAACAATAGGAGCAGCAAGATAATCTTGTCCAGCATCTGTTACTGTAACATCATTTAGTTTTAACTCGCCTTCAACGAGTGTTGCTACATCAAAGGTAAGATCTGCGCCACCGCCGCCACCAAGATCTGCATCTGCAATAGTTATAGTCTCATCTATTACAAACCCTTCACCATCAGTGTCAATAGTTATAGTTGCGGCACCCGCGCCGTCAACAACAACAGTAAACTCGGCAGCTGAGCCATCGCCATCTGAAGTCCAATCAGCAGTTGTGATTGTATATGTGCCTGCCGCACGACTTGCATCTGCGGCTCCGATAGTATCTACTGTATCAATGGGGCCTTCCCATACAGGTGTAGCTCGACCGTCTGCGCCAGGACCAGGTATTGATGTTCTTGCCGATTCAAATTTTAGATATACTTCATATTGTTGAGGAGAGGTGTAGGCTATTTTTATTACATCTACAACCTCTGCTTCTATTTTATATAAACGAGTAAGAGTGCCTGTAGTAGAATAGTAACATAAATCTATTAACTTTCCTTGAAGATTTAGCACTTCATAATCGTTAGCAGATGTTACCTTAATAGCCTGTGACTGTTGCCATCTACCATCAGATGCACGTAAAACATATTTGCTTGGATATATTACGTCAACATCTTCTCCGTAAAACAAACGGAAAAAGGACTCCGTAGAAGCCTTTGTCCCTTTACTCTCATAGATGTCCTTAATGTGTTTATAGAAAAACTTTTTATCAACAGGAATAGTTTTAGGCCATTTTCTAGCCAGAAGCAAACGCCATTTTTCTAACTCGTTGTCAGTTGCTTCGTCAATATCATAGTAGCTTTTATTTAATAGTAAATTGATTGGATTGTTTTCTGAGTCCATCCAATCATAGTATTTCTCTAAGAAAGTTACAAAGGTAGTATAATCATTTTGTACAAATTCAGGTAGGGTATACTTTACATTATTTGCGTTTACTTTTATGTGTTCTGATTTAGGACCGTGGGCAAAATTAAGGACTGCTGTAAGTATTGCTCCACCAGAACCTGCTACAGTAACAGTAGGAGTAGAGGTATAGCCGTTACCAATGTTTGTTACAGTAACAGTAGCAATCTCACCACTAACAACGGTACAAGTAGCTGTGGCGCCTGTTCCGCCGCCGCCTGAAATTGTTATAGCAGGAGGATTGGCAGAATTGTATCCGCTACCTGCGTTGGTGATTGTTATAGATTCTACATATCTATAGAAACTAGGTATCTGATGAGCCATTAATCATCTTCTGTATATTGGCTGACTATTATTTCTAATCCTTTTCTAGCGCCTGTTAAAGTATTAAGAACAGTATCGTCCCTAGTCAAAACAGTATTTTTAGAAGGATAAGCTACAACAGCACTAGAACCATCCGGTGCTGATACTCTAGTCAGAACATTGGTTTTAATATCTTTAACGTCATCATGTGGTTTAAAATTAACACGTATAAAGGTGTCAGGGCCTACATAACTAGCAATAGTTGCAGTAAAATTAATTAATCCAGTATCATAATTAACAGTACCTACTAATGATAGATTTTCACCTGTTTCATTTTGTAAATATATTTTACCATTGCCATTATATTCTGGGGGATTAACGCCTGTATCAGGGATGTCTACTAATTTGCATTTAATAGTTGCAGTCTCTACAGTAGCATTGAACCAAGTAGAATGTAATGTTCTAGGTTCTAATTTATTATGAAACTCCATTTGAAATGACTCAGCAACAGTCAAAGTTCTTGGCGTAAATCTTTTTTGTAATTTAGGATTTATGTTTATAGATATAATAGAGTTTGAAGCAGCTTTTACGTAATTATAAAGTCTGCTCAAATAAAAGTTTTTATTTAGAACATTTAATTCATTCGTAAAGTAGTTATTTACAGCCGTTGTCACAACGGCCTGAATACCACCTTGAGTTAAAGGAGTGGACTTAGGATTGTAAACGACCCCAATTTTTAGTTGAATGTAAGTGCGTATAGGATCTACAAACTCAGCCAAAATACCCAAAGGAGCTTTTGGTGCAATTATTTCTGTTTGTATAGCATCTTTATCATTCTGTGTTATTGTTGCACCCTCAACAGGATCCAAAGATATAAAAACCTTTCCGTAAATAGGTGGAATATTATCTTCTCCGCCCCACACAGAAACCGATTGTATATGTGTGTTACTTGCTTTTATAAGGGCTTCATAGTCAGCAGAAGTCACTGCTCTATTTCTTGTCTGATTATAACGAGGAGCAGATTGACGTATTGAGTCTATAGTTTCTCTATCTTGACCACCAGAAGAATTGCTTACTACTGTTACGCTTACTGACTCTCCTGATGTAACAAATGTCTCTGTTACAGAAAAAGAAGAACCAAAATTAGCAGCTTCACCTGTTGAATTTATATAGTCTATAATAACAACATTTCCTGCTTCTAGTTTTTTACCTATATAATCATCACCAAAACGAATAATATAAAGCCCATCAATATCTTCTTCAATAAAAAAGGCTTTTGTAGTTGTACTTACGTCTGTAATATTAGTATAATTTTTATATGTAGAAAGTGTTAAGTTTGTAGCAGAATCCTGTACTCTAACTCTTATTGTAGTAGTATCTACATTTTTATTCGGTATAACAAATGGGCCCGACACGTTGGTAGAGTCTACCAAAAACCTATTTTCAACTCTTGTACCTTCAGTTACAGATAGGTTATCAAAATAAAAACCGCCTACACCGTCTCTTGTTTCTTTATTTACAGTTACAGTATTTCTAGGATAAAAATAATAATTTTTTTGTCCTATAACTGAGGTAAAAATTACATCTCTACTGAGAGTTAAGGAAGTAACAGAAGCCGGTAAAATTGATCCTGTGATAGCAAGATTAATTACTGCCGTTGATCCTCTTACCGAACGAGGAGTATAGCCGAGAGCTTTAGCATGAGATACTACAGAGTTTCTTTTTATAGCAGTATCTAAGAATCCTTCGTTGGCCTGCATATGTGCTAACATAGCATTGTAATGGGTATTATATGCTAAGGCATCAAGCAATACGGACATAGCAGAGCCTTCAAAGTCATAATCACTAAACTCTGATTGTGCTTCTAAATAATTTTTCAGACTTTGTTTAATGTCTGCAAAATCTAATTCTGTTACATTTAATTGCGCCATGTTACCTTAACCTTGCTAAGTTTGCTGTTATTATTTGAGGCTGTGGAAACCCTACTACTGCATACTGTAAATATACATTATAAGAAACTTCATCTTGACCAACAGTTACATCTAATTCTTGTATAAGTGCTCTAGGCTCGTATGTTTCTATGACTTGTTGTATATTTTTTCTTAAAAGATTTGCTGTCAACCCATCAATTTGACCGAACAAATATGACCTTAAATTTGCTCCTTTACTAACCTCAAAGGGTCTCTCGTAAAAGTTGGTTTGTAATAATATCTGAATTGCTTGTTTGACAGCAGCTACATCTGTTTTTTTATTTAGATCAGAGGTAATTGAGTTCTTAGTAAAACTCAAATCAAAGTCTTTATAGACTCTAGATATTTTTTTAGTTTCTGTGGACATACGAGTATTTATAACCTTAAATGTTAAATCTTAGCCGCGAATCTGAAATTCCTTCATACTCAATTAGCGCTTCTTCTTCTTGTGCCTCTAGATCTATAACAAACTCTGGTTGTATTACTATAGGTTGCTGTCTGCCTCCTGGCAAATCTATACCCCATTTACCTGGTTCTATAACTATAGGTTTACCTCTCAATACTAGAGAACCGTCTGCTGCTTTACCATAGTCATCAACCATATGACATAAATTCTTAGCAGTTATAGCTCCATCTTTGATTAAGGATACTACATTATCATAATCTATATCAACACCGCTCCATTTGTTTTTAAAGTTAGACACTTCATTTGCAATTTGTTCTGTTGTCAATACTGCATTTATTGCTGTTGAAGCTATTGGTTTAACTTTATTAACAAACCCTCTCAAATCCTGAGAAAAAGACCCCTCTTCACCTTCTTCATATTCAATAGCCTGATCTGCATACTCTAATATGCCGCCAACAGGATCGTTATAGAATTTCATAACTTTTTCATAATGAGCATAATATTCTGCATATTTTTCTGCACCAATAATATATTCTGCAATGCCTTGTCCTGTAGTAGGAAAGCCAGGTATAAAAGTAGCAGCAAGGCCTAGTAAACCAGCCGATTCATCTAGTCCGGCTAGTGTATCTAAAAGCTCCATTTGCTTAGGACTTAAACCACATCCATGCGTTGCTTCTGCTTCTGTATCGTGTTCTGACATTTCTTATCCTAAGGTATTGAAGGAGTAGTAGGAGCACCGAGTGATGTTGCTACGTGTTTGTGTAAGTTCAAATCAATACCTGTAATAGTAGTAACTGTTGTTCCTAAAATCTGTCCAGTCACGTTATACATACCTAAAT